AGTTGATTCGGTTCTAGCAGAATTGGAGCAAGAAAAAGGGTTGTCTCTTGATGGAGATAACCCTTATCATTTCATGTTTGTCGTTGATTATACCGAATGGCGCTATTCTAACCGGGGAAGCCAGGAAGGTATGCCGCGTCATTTGCAGTTCCGTTTACACAACTTGATGATTCACAATAAAATTTCAAGGGAAGATGAAGAAGATGTACAATCATGAACTCACTCTCATTGGTGAAGAAATTGTATATGACGAATACGGCATACCGAAGAAAGAAACTAAAAAAACAAATGTTCTCTGCAAAGTCCAGTCAGTTGGAAGAAATGAATTTTATGGCGCTGCCGCAACCGGATTAAAACCTGAAGTGGTTTTTATTATTCATGATTATGAATACAACGGAGAAAAAGAGGTTGAGTTTGAAGGAAAAAAATATCGTGTAATCCGAACATATTCAACCGATTTTGAGGAAATCGAGTTAACCTGTGAGCGTGATTGAAATGGGTATCGAAATTGACCAGTTAGCCAATGAAATTTCAAAAGCTTTGCAAGAATACACCAGAGAAGTGACTGAAGAATTGGAAAAAGCCAAACAAGAGGTCGCCAAACAAGGCGTGAAAGAGCTTAAAAAGACTAGCCCGAAAAGGACAGGTGAATATCGAAAAGGCTGGCGAACCAAAAAACAAGGAACTGCGCAGGTTGTTTACAACGCAACGAAACCGCAGTTGACGCATTTGCTTGAAAAAGGTCATGCCAAACGTGGTGGTGGGCGTGTTCCAGGGCAACCGCACATTGCACCTGTAGAAGAAAAAATGGTGAAAGAATTTGAGGAAAGAGTGGAGAGGGCGATCAGAGGATGACTTTGTTGGAATTCGTTCAATTGTTGCGGTCAACTGGTTTTCCGGTGGCATACTCACATTTTGAAGATCCAACGCCCGATCCGCCTTTTATTTGTTATACAATCCCGGGACAGCCACATTTTACTGCAGACAACAGGGTTTATCACAAAATTAGTGATATAGATATCGAATTGTATACCGCATACAAAGACTTTGAAGCTGAAAAAAAGCTTGAAGATGTCCTGGATGCCAACAACATTCCGTATTACCCATACGAAACTTACATCGAAGGGGAAAAACTCTATCAAAAAATCTATGAAGTGAGGTTGATATGAAATGGCGCTTACAGAAGAAAAAGTTGTATACGGTTTAAGTAATGTTCATTATGCAACCTATACAATCGAAAACGGGGTTATCGTTTTCGATAAGCCAATTGCTATCCCTGGAGCAGTGGAAATGACTAATGAACCAGTCGGTGATCCGATTGAATTTTATGCGGACAACATGATTTATTATTATGCTGACAACAATCAGGGATACGAAGGAACGCTGAATATCGCAAGGCTTCCGGACTCTTTTAGAAAGGACATTTTGAAAGAGGAATTGGATGAGACAGCTAAAGTAATGATCGAATATGCAGATGTTCAAACACGTCCATTCGCGCTGTTATTCCAGTTTGAAAATGATGTTAAAGCACGTCGGCATGTACTGTTTAATTGTAATGCAAGACGAACGGCGCTTAATTCCTCCACAAAAACAGATAGCGTGGAACCGAGCACAACTGAATTAACATATAAAGCGACTCCGCTTGTTTTCAATAAACGACCGATTGTTAAAGTAAGTACCACTTTTGAAACACCGGACGAAGTATACAATAGCTGGTTCCAGACAGTTTGGACACCAGGGAGTGAGGTATAATGGAAAAAACAATTGAAATAGATGGAAAACAAGTTAAATTGAAGTCTCATGCTGCTATTCCTCTTATGTATCAATCGCAATTCAAACGTGATTTTTTTGCCGATATACTGAAAATGAGCAAGTTGAGTGAGTTTAACACAAAGAAAAAGAACTTTGAAGTGCTGGCGGATCTGGACAGCACTGTTTTTTATAATATCTTATGGATATATGCCAAATCAGCTAATCCGAATATTGAAGAACCAATTAAATGGTTTTCACAATTTGAAGAGTTCCCTCTTCAAGATATTATTTTGGAGATTACGGATTTACTGCAACATTCATTCAAAACTAAAAAAAAATGAATAATGGAGCATCGGAGGGTGAACTTATCACCACCGATGCTTTTTTGTTATGTTGTAAATTGGCCAAATTAACCCGGGAAGATCTGGAACTGATGGATATTGGAGATTGTCTCGATTATTTCGATGAATACGCAGACTACATTTCTCCTAAAAAGGAGAAAAAACAAAGAGTGAGACGTGCCACTCAAGAAGATTTTGATCGATTCTGATTTCGAAAGTTGGTGAGAATATGGCTCGGAGAAGGATTAAAGGGATTACAATTGAATTGGATGGCGAAACGAAAGGTCTTGATAAAGCGTTACAAGACGTAAATAGACGTAGTCGCGAATTGCAATCCGAGTTAAGAGAAGTTAATAGAGCCCTTCGTTTTAATCCCAAAGATACGGAATTACTTGCCCAAAAGAAAAAACTACTCGGCGATCAAATAGAAGTAACGAAAAATAAGCTGGATCAGTTGAAAGAAGCTGAAGCACAAGTTCAAGAACAATTTCGCAAAGGAAAGATTTCCGAAGAGCAATACCGTGCATTTCAACGTGAGATTATCGAAACAGAATCGAAACTAAAACATTACCGTTCACAATTAAAAGAAACACAAACACAATTACAGAGATTTAGCCAAGCAGTGAAGGATGCCGGCGATAAAGTTAAAGACGCCGGGGAAAAAATGGCTTCTGCCGGAAAAGACCTTACGATGAAAGTAACAGCACCAATTGCCGGCGTTGGTGCAACGGCTATTAAAATTGGTTCAGACTTTGAAGAAGCGATGAGTAAGGTTGCAGCGGTTTCAGGGGCAACAGGAGATGAACTAGCTGCACTAGAAGAGCAAGCTCGTGAACTAGGGGCAACAACAGTATTCAGCGCATCCGAGGCAGCGGACGGAATGACGTTCCTAGCTATGGCTGGTTACGATGCTAATCAAATAATGGCTTCTATGCCAGGATTGTTAGATTTGGCTGCAGCTGGACAACTAGATCTTGGACGAGCAGCGGATATAACAACTAATATCATGTCTGGTTTTAATATGGAAGCTGATAAAACTCAGCAAGTTGCAGATATGCTAGCGGCAGCTGCATCCAGTGCGAACACCAGTGTTGAACAAATGGGGACCGCTATGAGCTATGTTGCTCCAGTTGCTGCAGGCGCTGGAATCTCAATCGAAGAAACCGCTGCAGCTATCGGGATTTTGTCCAATGCGGGTATTCAAGGTGAACGAGCTGGTACTGCGCTGAGAGCGATTATTGCATCTTTACAAAATCCAACAGGGCAGACCAAAAAGGCATTGGAAGAACTGGGTTTATCTGCTGACGACGTAAATCCAGCAATGCATTCGTTGACAGATATTTTAAAAACACTCGAAGAAGCCGGGATAGACAGTTCCCAAGCCATGCAATTAGTTGGTGTTGAAGCAGGTCCAGCTCTAATCGCAATGTTATCAGAAGGCTCTAAAGGATTAGGTGAGTATACCAAACAATTAAGAGAATCAGAGGGCGCAGCTGGTGATATGGCAGCAACCATGACTGATAATGTAAAAGGGGATTTTAAGGAGTTTACATCCGCGCTTGAAGAACTTGGTATTCAAATATATGAAATTTTACAACCTGCCCTTAGGGGAATTATTCAATCCGTAACAGAACTCGTACAGTGGTTACAAAACCTTTCTCCGCAAGCAAAGATAATGATCGTCATAATTACTGGTTTGGTTGCAGCGATCGGTCCGTTGTTGATGATATTAGGGCTCATGGCTCAAGGTTTAGGTACTATATTAACCGTGGTAGGACAAGTTATTGGTATATTTACTAAATTGCTGACGGGTATCAAAGCTCTTGGTGCCGCAATAGCTGGTTTATCTCCTCCTGTTTTAATTGTAATTGCTGTCATTGCGGCGTTAATTGCAATTGGTGTAGCGTTATATAAAAACTGGGATACGATTAAGGAAAAAGCGAAGGAAACCTGGGAAAATATTAAGGAAGCTTGGGAAAATTTAAAAGCAAAAACGACTGAAGTTTTTCAAAATGTGAAACAGTCCATTTCGGATGCTTGGCAAAACGCAAAGCAAAAAACCCAGGAATTTTTAAACAATATCCGACAATCATGGGAAAATTTGAAAACCAAAACGAAAGAAACATTTGACAACATAAAAAATGGGATTATTGATGCTTTTAAGAGTGTGAAAAACAAAGTAGAAACAATATGGAGTAATATTTGGGGAGCCATTAAAAAATTTATCAACAAAATTATTGATGGCATGAATGCGATGATCGGCGGATTAAATAAATTGAAATTCAAAGCGCCTGACTGGGTTCCGGTGATCGGTGGTAAATCGTTCGGGATCAGTATTCCGAAAATACCGAGACTTGCACGAGGCGGAGTTGTCTCAGAACCGACATTGGCCGTGGTTGGAGATGCCGGACATGGTAACCCAGAAATTGTTGCACCAGAAAAAATGTTGAGAAAAATTATTAGAGAAACTTTAGGCGAATTACTAAGCACTATGCCTCAACAAAAACCTGAAATAAATAGACCTATTATTTTGCAAATAGATGGAAAAACATTTGCACAGATAATAGGGGATTATACCGATCAAGAAGGCGGTGTAAGAATACGTAGAAATCAAAGGGGGCTTGCTACGTAATGTATGGAATAACCTTTAATGGCAAGCACTCATGGAGAGATTTGGGTTTTACTATTTCCGAACGTGAAGTAGGTTTCCCAGAAAAAAAGAAATTAAAAGTTACAATACCATTTTCTAATGTAGAATATGATTTTTCTGAATTGTACGGTTCACAAGCGTATGAACCAAGAGAATTATTCTATTCATTTAATGTATTAGATAGAAACGGAAATTCCAAAGAAAAGATGAATGTCCTAAAAACAAAGTTAATTAACTGGTTAATGAATAGTAAGGGAAAGCAGAAACTATATGATGATGCAATTCCTGGTTATTATTTTTTGGCAGAAGTTGAGGGAGATTCATCTTTTGAAGAAAATTGGGATACCGGTGTTTTATCTGTAACTTTTACAGCATATCCATTTATGATTGCTGAATATCCCGAGGGTAATGATCTCTGGGATATTTTTAATTTTGAGTTAGATGTAGCACAAAAAACTGATTTTGAAGTTCAAGAGGAGTTGGAAGTCACTTTAATTAATCCTGGAACTCCTGATGTTATCCCTGAAATTAATGCAACTGCTTCCATGACAATCATAAAAGATGATATTGAGTATATAGTAACAGCTGGTGTGACAAAAGACAGTGATTTTATGCTAAAAAGAGGGGAGAATAAGTTGAAAATTATCGGAAACGGCAAAATCTCCTTTACGTTTCACAAGGAGTTGATCTAATGTATAAAGTCACAATTGAAAATGACGGGGTAAAAACCGTCATCCATAGTCCTTATGTCAACGATGTAAAACTTACACAAGGGATTATTAAAAAAGAAATTAATAAGATTGACTCCTTTAATATCTCGTTTACCTTGAACAACCCCGCTTATGGGAAAATACGACCGTTCAAAACATTAATTAATGTTTTTAATATGAAAACCCACAAATATGAGTTTGAAGGTAGAGTTTTAGGACCAACCAAAGATATGGACAGTTCGGGAGTGGTTGTAGAATCATATGAATGCGAAGGCGAACTCGGTTTTTTACATGATTCGCAACAAAAACATAGAGAATTTAGAGGAAAGCCGGAAGATTTGTTTCGTGATATTCTTGAATACCATAACTTGCAAGTTGAAGAGTATAAAAGATTTGAGCCAGGGATTTTTACCGTAACTGATACAAACGATTATAATTACCTATATACATGCGCTGACGAGACAAAGGTAGAAACAATGAATGAACCATTAATAAATCGAATAGGTGGCGAACTTCGTATAAGAAAAGAAAACGGGGTTCGCTATTTAGATTATCTTGAAAGAGTTGGCGAGGATAAAAATACAGAAATTAAGATTGCTAAAAACCTAATCAGTATCAGTGTGGATGTGGACCCAACAGAAATAATTACACGACTAACTCCGTTAGGGGCAAGAATCGAAAGCGAAGATGAAGCAGCAACTGACGCTAGTCCACCAAGATTAACTATTGAAAGTGTTAATAATGGATTACCTTATATCGACCATGAAGAGTTAATACAAGAATTCGGTATACAAGGTGGCTCCGTTGTTTGGGATGACGTGACAGACCCGAACAATTTATTGAATAAAGGTCAAGAATGGCTTGCTAATCAAAAAACCACACTTAATCAATATCAAGTAACCGCGTTGGATTTGTTTTTAATTGATTTAGACATTGATTATTTTGATGTCGGTAACTCACATCCAGTAAAAAATCCAATTATGGGAATAAACGAAAGACTTCGCATTATCGGTAAAACCACAAATATAAACGAGCCACAAAACAGCAACTTAACCATAGGAGATAAGTTTAAAACTTTATCAGAATATCAAAATGACGCCAACCAGTCAGCTCAAAAAGTGATTGAGCTGGAAAGTATCATCAGTCGTCAGGCTCAAACAATTGGTGCGCTTCGTCAAGAACTTGGTTTTGTTGACG